CTCCACGCGCCCCGCGCGGCCGCACCTTGGGCAATGTCGGATGTGGTGCTTGCCACCAAGTGCGCCGGGTTAATGCACAAACGCTCGCCACACTTGGTCGCCACCGGCTGGCGCGACTGAAGCACCCCACCCATCAATGCAAACACATGCCGGCGCACCAGCGTGCAGCCGCACCCGCTGGGCTTGCAAATGGGGTAGCCGGTGCGCGTGGTGGCGGCGGTCCACATCAGGCAGTCGCCCACCTCTTCAGCATGCTCCAGGACGGCCATCATGGCCAGCGTTTGCGTTACAAGGTCATCAATCAAAACAGGCAGCGGTTTGCGCCTGCTGCGCTTTTTAGGGGTCGTCATGCGCCCTGCTCCTGGTGAGTTATTTTCTTTTCTTGGGCACTGGCTTGTCGGCCAGCACCTCGGGCGCCTGCTCTGGCGCAATGGGCAACGGGCCTTTGGCCAGCGCACGCAACTGCGCCTCCGGGTGGCCGTGGGCCATCCAGTCGGCCAGCACCACACGCCTGCGCTGCGCGCACTCTTGCGGGGCAATGCGGTAGATGCCCAGGCGCTGGATGAATCGAGCGCCGCAGTACAGACATGCCGGATTGAAAAAGCGATACGCTGGGAAATTTTTTGCAATTTGGCAGTTGTCGCATTTCACGGGCGGCCCTGTTGGTGCTGCGCCTCAAGCGGGGGAATCAGCGCGTTGGTGCGCAGCCAGTTCAAAACGTGGCCCGGCTTGTAAGCCATGTTGACCGCGCCGCGTGACTCACTCAGCAGCTCACCACGCGGAAAGCCGTGGGGCATCTTTTGGCCCTTGGCGTGCGTCAGGGTCACGGTCTGGCCAGCGTCAAACGCCTTGACGCACTGCGCTGCCATTTCATCGGGCGTCATGCGTGCACCGCCATACCAAGGGCTTCGCGGGCAAAGCGCAGCGGGGTCAGGCTGACCTTTTCGCCGCGCGTGTGGCGCTCAATGATTTTTCTGGCCCAGCCCTTGTGGTCGGCGGAACCCGCCTCACGCACCCCACTCACCGATGCGCGCAACTGCCCCAGCTTGCTCAGCTCAGCCGCCAGGCGGGCCGGGTCTGGCGCGGGCTCGGGCAGCGCGGGCACATCGGGGGCCGGGGCACGGCGGCACAGGGCGCGAAATTCGATCACATTCATCGGCCGCTCGGGCAGGTTCTCCAGCGCCCAGGCCACGGCGGTTAGATTGCGGTCAAAGCCGTCCAGCTCATGCGCCCACACGGTCTTCACGTCGCTCTCGGGCACGTCGCCCCACTGGTCCATGAAGCGCCGGCCATAGGTGGCGCACAGGCGGGAAAACAGGCGGTCAATGGCTTTCATGCTCAGGCTCATTGCGAAATCTCCAGGGTGGTCACATCGGTGGCAGGTAGGGTCAGGTCGTCAAACACTTCGTGGCGCGGGCTGTCGGGGTGCTGGCGGCCGGTCAGGCGCTCCCACTTCTCGCGGCCCAGCCGGGCATCGCGCTCCCGAAACGTCTCCATCGGGAGTTTGGGCTTGCCCATGCCCAACGGCTGTTCGGTGGCCCGGTTGACCATGCCCTGCGCGTCGGCCAGTTGCCCCTTGACGATGCCCAGCACGTAGGCAAAACCCTTGCCCTTAGCCACCGCAGCCCGCGCCGCCTCGGCAAACTGCCCGGCGTCTGCCCCCTGGTCGATCAGGCTTTGCAGGTCTGGGTGCGACGGGTTGACACTCCCCACCCCCTCGGCCTTGATGACCATGACCACCGCCGTTTTTTTGGACACGCTGACAGATCGCGCGCCCGGGTCTTCTCCGAGAGAAGAAATGTGTGTCGGGGTTTCAGGGATCAGGATTCGGGAATCAGGATTCAGGGAACAGGATTCAGGATTCAGCCCGATTGCCACCGTTTCAGCATCAGGCTTGCACTGTGCTTGCACCGTGCTTGCACCGTGCTTGCGTGATTCAGGCACAGGTTCAACACAATTCCCATCGCAGTCTGGCAGGGTGCTGGCCTTTTCGTCGCGGTGCGGGTTCTGGTGTTTGGTGAAGTTCACCACTTGCAGGCAGCGTTTTCCGTCAACCACGTAGCGTGCCAGCATGCCGGTTTCAGCCAACAAATCGAGTAAAGCATTGCAGTCCACGTTATCAGCGGGGAATATTTCCATCTTGATTTGCTTGGGACGGTCTTCCAGGCGGCCATCGCGGTCCGCCAGCGTCCACAGCCCAATGAACAGCAAACGTGCCTCCATGGGCAACTCCACCAGGTCGGCATTGCGGAAGAAGCCGGGCTTGATATTGCGTGCGCGGGCCATGCTTATGCCACCAAACGTGCTTGAGTCATCGGCACCCGCAGTGGGTGAATATTTTGCCCAGTGATGCTGCACACCCGCTTGTGGTCAAGGCGCAGCAGGCGGCAAGCGTCCACCAGGCGGGCAATGGGGGCCGTCATGCTGGACATATCCACCCGGGTACTCGCGCCGCGCTGGGCTTGGTACTGCAGCTCCAGCACCCGGCGAATCTCTTGGGCGCTCATGTCCAGCGCGCCATTGCGCTGGTGGTTGATGCAAATGGCCAAGATGTCGTCTTGCATCTGCTTTTTGCGGCCCAGGCTGATCGACTCATGCGCCTGCGCACTCGTTTCACTGGCCCGAAAAGCAACAGCCGCCGCCGCACTGCGCGCAGACTGAATATTGTGTGATTGCATGGGAATTTTTCCTGTTAATGGAAATGGGTTGTTTTCTGGGGCACGGGCGCAGCACATGGCCCGCACTAGCGCCACACCTGGCGCGCAAAACTCAGCACATCGGCACTGCACACCACTGGGTGCGGCGGGCCATAAATCGTGCGCGGGCGGCCCACGCGGCGCTGGCCAGGCTGCTTGCCGTGTGATGCGGCAATGCGCTCACGGCACAGGTTCTCCAGCGTGCGCCGCGCCTGGCGCTCAGGCAGCCCAGCCTGACGGGCCAGCACGTCAAACGTGCCCTTGGCACCCGCCTGCAACAGGGCCAGCAACGTGGCGCGCGGGGTAAATGATTTTTGCGGTACGGCCACGCTGGGGGAGAAGTGAATATCTTGAGGCTGCATGTTGATGATTCGCAAAGTCAGGCAGCGCCGTTATTCCGACAGGTCAATTTGTGAGACGCGTGCCAGCGGATTGATGCCAGCGCACCGCAGCAATACAGTGGCCTTATGAATCTCAACCTCAGCAGCAGCCTCAAGGGCGGGCACGCAAAAAACGTCCAGGCCTCTATGGGCATGTGCGCGCTTGATGCCGTCCAGCCGCACAGCCAGCACATGAGGGATGTAAATGCGCAGCTCGGTGTAACCGTCAGGTGCCGCCATGGCTTAGGCCTCCTGCGTGGTGGCTTCAGCCACAGAGGCAGGCGCGGCAATGGCCGGGGCCAGCTCGGGCCAGATTGCCTGCCAGTCATCGGGGCGCAGGTCTTGGCGGGTTACGCGCCCACCCGTGGCCGCCTCAATGCCCGCGCAGTATTCAGCCGCAGGAATAGATTTGCGCTTGCGCCAGTTGGAAACGGCGCTTTGCCCTACCCCAATGGCCAAGGCCAACCGGCCAACCCCGCCGGCTTCAATGATTGCAATATCGAGTGGATTCATGTTCTCATTTTAATCACATACGTGATTGACAAGCAACACCTTTGTGATTGACAACATCATGACAATCACAATTGTGAAAACACTACGCGAACGACTCATCTATGCACGCGAACTGCGCGGGCTGTCGCAGGCCGAACTGGCCAAGCGCTGCAAGTGCTCACAAGGGACGATTGGCAACGTAGAAAGCGGCGAGCGCGAAACTTTGCGCAACCTGGTGCTAGTGGCCCGTGTGCTGAGAATTTCTGCTGACTGGCTTTTTGATGGACGCGGCCCCAAGCCCGAGAAATCAGACACGCTTGAACAACAGGCCGGCGGCGTGCTCACCTACAAAACGCACGCAGAATTTCACTACGAACTCATTGAAGCGGCCGCACCCAGCAACCTGCTGGACATCACGCCACAAAAAGACAAGTACACCCAAGAGGTTTTAAGGATCATGTCTGGGCTTGATGAGTCTCAAAAAATGGCAGCCCTGGCCCGGCTGCGCGAATTTGTAACCTACCTTGCACCCCCCGAAAACGGCCAAACTCTATTGGTGGCCGGATAAACAGAGGGGGCCGCGGGAGTCACACAAAAACAAGACACCGCCAAACACAAACAGTCGTTGGAGCAAGCCACCCAATCACGGGTAATCTGTCACGCCTTGATCTACAACGAGAAACAACATGAAGTCAGTTTTCGCTGCCATCCCACTCGTGGCCATACTTGCAGGCTGCGCCACCGCACCACCCAATACACCAGGCGCGGGCAGTGGCCAGGCATACACACCAGTCATTGACATGCAGGGCGTCAACCCAGAGCGCTACATGGCCGACCTAGGCGACTGCCGAGCCTACTCCGGCACCGTCAACGTGCAAGACGCGTCTATCAGCGGCGCCATTGGCGGCGCCATCATGATGGCCGCCGTGGCCGCCATGCTGGGCGGCAGCCACCAAACCAACACCCAAGCCGCCACAGCAGGCGGCTTTGCCGGCCTGTCAGCACAAGGCGCCAGAGCCATTGGCAAGCAAGAGCGCATCATCATGAACTGCATGGCCAGCCGCGGCTACCGCGTGCTGGACGGCGCAGCGCCCGTGCAAGTAACCTACACGCAGCAGCAGCCCAACGCAACACAAGCCGCATCACCCTACGGCTACCCAGCGCAAAACACCCCCGCCAGAAAGCCAGAAACCCTAGGCAAAGACGCCTACCAAGCCGAGAAATTTGCCAAAGAACAAGCCTGCACCCCCACCCCCGTGCTGGCCATGGCGGCCAAGGGGCCCGGGTTTGAAACCTACAGCGCCGCCTGCACATCAGGCGACACCCTCATGATCAAGTGCGAATTTGGCAACTGCCGGGCGCTGCGCTGAATGCAAGCCCATCCCCCAATTGGGGGATAGGCACTCAGCCAAACCAAATCGACAATCACCACTTTTTTAAAGGCACCTCATGAAAGCACTTTGGGTATTGACACTGATCGGCGCCATCTTTGGCGGCCTCACCATCCTGATCACCCTCGCCACCTCCAAAGGTGCACCGCAAGAAGCCGCAGGCTTTGCCATGGCCTGCGCCCTGGCCGTGGTGCCCTACGTCTTTGCCAGCGCCGTGCAAGGCATGGGCGCAGCCAGCACCCACGACGAAGTGAACCGCATCATTGCCGCCATCAAATACAAAGACGAAGACTAATCCACCGAGCAATCAACCCAACCCCAACAAAACCACCTTCTCAGGTGGTTTTTTTTCGTCCGTTGACTCTGAAGAAACCACGAAAAACACCTCGTTACCCCTCTAGATTATTTAAAATAAATCACAAACGTGTTGACACAATCAAACACATTCGTGATAATTCAGTCATGCCAACCAAACGGCATCGGCTGACCGCATCGACGCTCACCCACCGACTCATTAACAACATAACGGACGTAGCGACACAGGCACAGGCAAGCGTGACCCGGTGTTTAGCAGTCCAAGTACACCGCCACTTGAGCGCGGTTGAGGCGGTGCAGCCAAGAACAGCAACGCACCAGGGCGGCCATGAGGCGCCCGAGAGACACAACCCGCATGGCACTCGCCACGGGCTAACAGCGTCCTACATGGAGCCGGATGGCGTAACCGGCGAATCCCTTGGAGACAGGGGCATCAACTCAGTGTTTCGATATTTTCGATGCACTGACTTGATGGCGAGGGCAATGCCTGGGGGTTCCCGGGCACCCAACGGCGTGAAGCACGGTACTAGGCAGGGCAGAGGTGCACCGAAACCCGAAGAGTCGCAATCCGTGCGTGCCCCAGTAAAGCAGGGGCCGCCATCTTCATTTATGGGTTGAATGCGCAGTTGTGAGGCGCCAATCATGGCCGGGTGGATTCCAAATCCATGCGGTAAGCCGGGATCACATCCGGCCAACCCACCCACACCCACCAGCCCGCCCCAGCGGGTTTTTTTACGTCCACCAGGAGCGAGCGATGAAGCCCTTAACGTACCCGCCCTTCAAGTGCACATGCATCTGCACCGTGCACCTGCCTGAAAACAAAACCTACACCCCAGACCTCGCCATCCGCTTGTCGTTTTACATCCAGCACTGGGGCGACATCACCAGCCACGCCAAGCACGAGGCCATTTACCGGCTGGAGCGCCTGGGCGTCGACAAAGAAACGCTGCAAAAAGCGTACTTTGACACCGAAGACCACACCTACCTGGCCATCGAGCCGCGCCTGGCGCGCCGCCAATACGGCGTGCCGGTAGAGGCCTTTCACCACACCGACCCCAAGACGCGCGAAAAGCTCATCAAGCAGCGCCGCATGGTCCCCGACTCTCACTGGGAAATGGTGGAGATGTACGGCAAAGCAGAAAAACCCACCCCAACAGAGGCCACCCCATGACCCCCCACCGCTTTCTAAACCTAGCCATCGCCGCCGCCATGCTCGTCGCCCTTTCCATGAGCTACCTGCTAGACGGCCCCAGCGAGATCGAAGCCGCGCAAGCCGTGGCCGCTGACCTTGACGACGCCATTCAAGGCGCGCGCACCACCACCGCCCAAAACGAGGTAACCCCATGACCTGCTGCGACTCCTGGGGCCGCTGCACCCGCGCGCCTGGCTGCGCTGCGGGGTCTGTGCCCGCACCGGCCCACGTGGCTCCGGTCAAAGCGCATTACCGCCGCGTCAATGACCTTGATGGCTACATGTCGCGCCCCGCGCCGCTGGAAATGCCGGTGGCCGACGACGCCCAAGCCATCGAGCACGACCTGCGCGCCCTTGTCAGCCTGGCCAACGCGCCCGGCCAGCGCGGCAGCGTGTGGTTTGCCGAGCCCGAGCCCACCACCGAACCCACCACCACGCCCAGCCAAGCGCCCGCCCCCAGCCAACCCAGCACGGACGACGACCACCCCAAGCGCGAGCCCTTCACGGGCGTGGAATTGTTTGCGTTGGTGGTGCTGCTGGTGCTCAGCGGCGCATCCAGCGTGGCCGTGCTGGGCGGCATTTGGTGGCTGGTGTCACTGGCGCAGGGGGCCGCATGATCAGCATCCACGGCACTGTCACGCTCGCCAGCGTGCCCCTGGCCACCGAGGCCTCAGACGGCACATTTATTTTGAGCCTGCTGGCGCATGACCACATAGGCATAGGCGGCAAAACCGCCTGGCGCTTGACCTGGTGCGGCACGGACGCCCGCGCGTTCTTCGCCCTGCACGCCCAAGCCCTACAGCCCGGCGCCCTGCTCAACGTTACCGAAGGCACCCGCCTGTGGGGTTTTGGCGACGCCAGCAAAGGCCGCCACGGCACCACCGAACTGCGCGCCATGGTGCTCCACATGGCCATGGCCGACGCACCCGCGCAGCCGGCGCATGCGCTGAATCTTTTTAAAACCACTGCAATTAACCCATGAAAACCCCAAGACTCATCGGCCTTACAGGCTACGCCGGCACCGGCAAAGACACCGTGCGCGCCGCGCTGCAAAAACACGGCTTTGAAGGCTTTGCGTTTGCCGACCCCATGCGCAACATGATCCGCGAGCTGCTGCAAACCAGCGGCATCGGCCAGCACTGGATGGACTGGCGCGAGTGCAAAGAGGAAGTGATACCCGCCTTGGGCGTGAGCTACCGCCACCTGGCGCAAACGCTGGGCACCGAGTGGGGCCGCAACACCCTGGGCGAAGGCTTTTGGCTCAAAAGCGCCGACGCCTACATGGCCAAGATGATCAAACAAAAGGCCAGCGCGTTTGTGGTGAGCGACGTGCGCTTTGCCAACGAGGCCGCCTGGGTGCGCCACCACGGCGGCGTGATCTGGCGCGTGCACCGCGACGCCGCCCAGCCCGTGCGCGAGCATGTGAGCGAGTCAGGCGTAGACGACATTGCGCCTGATCTGACAGTGCACAACAACGGCACGCTGGCCGAGCTGGATGCGGCGGTGCGGGATGCGCTGGGGGTGGTGGTATGAAGATGGCAAAAGCATCAACCGCCGACATTGAAATGGCAATGGAGCTATCGCGCTTTGTTGAAGACCTGGTGGACGGCATGTGCCCTAAGCAGGCTTGCGAAGACCCGGAGTCTGACGATATTGAATGGCTTGAAGACGACCCAGACGAGCAGCACATCAGGATCATTTCTGCTTTGCGGGGTATTGCGCGCAAAGGCTCAATTTTCCGCGTGACTTTTGGCATGTCAGTGCTTGTCGACCCACGAAATGAGCTAATTGACCCCGCAGCCGACACGCTTGAGCCTCACCCAAAATTTAGCGCGTTAGCCGAAGTCAATGCCGACCTGCTGGCCGTAGTCAAGGAGCTGGAAGAAAGCGCCAACTACTGGAGCGAATACGACGTGCCCCTGGGCATTGTTGACCGGCTGCGCGCAGCCATCGCCAAAGCCGAACCCAAAGGCAGCACCCCATGACCCAAACCCGCACCGCCAGCCTCATCGAAGCGCTGCTCAATGTCGCCGTGGGCTTTGTCGTGTCGGCACTGCTCACCGCGGTGGTTATGCCGGCTTATGGACACCACGTTACCTGGTCGCAAAACCTGCAAATCACCGCCATCTTCACCGCCGCCAGCATCGCCCGCAGCTACCTGCTGCGCCGGTACTTCAACGGCCAGTTGGCCCGCGCTGCCCGCGCCCTGACCGGGGGCGCAGCATGACCACCACCCTCGGCACCCGCGCCAAAGGCATCAGCACCTGCATGCCCCGGCCCGCGCCCAAGCCCGCCACGCCCTACCAGGTGCCAGACCATCACTACCAAGGCACAGAGCTGCAAGCCTACAACGGCCGCCCCGGCGCCATGGATGCGTTTGCACTACCCAGCTTGCTCATGGGCACCTTGATCTGGCGCAACGGAAAAACGGAGTCGCTGCCATGAGCCGCACCCCATGGACCGCACCTGAGATTGCGCACCTGGTGCGCCTGTACCCCGACACCAAAACCATTGAGCTGGCCGCCGCCATGGGCCGCAAGCTCAGCAGCGTGCACACCAAAGCCGCAGCCCTGGGCCTGAAGAAAAGCGCCGCGTTTAACGCAAGCAAAGCCAGCGGGCGCATACAGCCCGGCCAAAAGCCCTGGAACACCGGGCGCAAAGGCTGGCAAGCCGGCGGGCGCAGCGCGCTCACCCGGTTTACCACCGGCATGCTGCCGCCCAATACCGTGCCCGTAGGCAGCTACCGCATCATCACCGAGAAAAATGGCGGCCAGCATCTGGAGCAAAAAGTGCGCGAAGTGCCCGGCCCCAACCACAAGCGCTGGACGCCCGTGAGCCGCTTGGTCTGGGAGGCTGCGCACGGCCCCGTGCCGCACGGCTGCATCGTCGTTTTCAAACCCGGCCGGCGCACCCTGGTGCTGCAAGACATCACCCTTGACCGGCTGGAGTGCATCACCCGCGCCGAAAACGCCCGGCGCAACCACCCGCTCAGCAGCAACCCAGAGCTGGCCAAGCTCTGCCAACTCAAAGGCGCCATCACCCGCCAAGTCAACCGCATCACCCGCGAACACGAACAACACCAAGGACACCCCGCATGACAACCACCGCACCCCACATCACCGAGCTACGCGCCCACCTCATGGCCACCCTGGCCGACCTGCGCAACCGCGAGCAACCCATGGAACCCGACCGCGCCCGCGCCGTGGCCCAAGTGGCCAGCGTGCTCATTGACAGCGCCAAGGTAGAAAACGACTACCTGAAGCTGTCGCACCAAGACCGCTCTGATTTTCTGGAGGCGCCCGCCACAGACACCGACAGCCACCTGGCCCGCATCGTCCACAGCAAGCCCAGCGCACACAACCCATTTCCAACGACGCAGCACCGGCTGCAGGGGTAGCAGCACGAATACCCCACCACTTGGCGCCTACGCAAGAGATGCATCTGGTCACCAGATGTTTCAAACCCAATCCGAATACAAACGCCAGCATGCAACACGTGTCGGCCAAAACATGGACTTATTCGCATGACAACCAAAGAACGCCCAATTTTGTTCAGCGCGCCCATGGTGCGGGCGCTCCTGGACGGCAGCAAAACGCAGACGCGGCGGGTGGTGAAGCCGCAGCCCGCAAAAGGCTGGGCATTCGAAGTCCCGCCGGTACTCGGGCGAATCACTAGCCCGCACCCAAAAAAAGGGCGCTTTGGCGCATTCATTTGCCATGGCGTTGGCACCAGCCTTCCTTTGGCTGATCTGATCCCATGCCCCTACGGCCAGCCCGGCGACCGGCTTTGGGTGCGGGAGGCATGGCGCACCTACCGAGGTAATGACGCCACCCCGCCAGGCGACCTGACCACGGCACACAGAATTTGGTATGAGGCCGATGATCGCTGCAACGCGGCAGCAGGAAAGCTGCGCCCGTCAATGTTCATGCCCCGCTGGGCCAGCCGCATTACCCTAGAAATCACTAGCGTGCGCGTGGAGCGACTGCAGGACATCAACCGAGGCGACGCCATGGCAGAAGGCTGCCCATTCCCCAACATGGCACAAGGCGACGACCCGCGCCAGTGGTACGAGCAACTATGGCGCGAAATCAACGGCCCCGACTCATGGGCCACAAACCCATGGGTGTGGGCCATCGAATTCAAACGCATCGACCAGGCTGCCCCATGAACCCCACCCACACCTGCACCACCCGCCTAGTCCCCGGCGTGGCGTGGCCCAAGCCACCACAAATAGCCCCACCAAAACGCCCCAAGCACCCAGGCCCGCTCAGCCAAAACGGTCAAGTCATGGACGAAGAAAAAGTCATCAGCGTGATCGCCGCCAATGGCCCCAGCAACATGCACCAGCTCGCCAAACACACAAACACCAGCCGACACAGGGTATCCACCGCCATAGGCCGACTCCTGCAAAGCCAGCCCGGCTTGCTGGGCGTAGTGCGCCGCGAGCGGGTCTCAAGCACCACCATGGCCGCGTTTTACGGGTTTTTGTCATGAGCCGCAAACGCTGCGTGCGCCGCGTGTGGCGCACTGACATTGACGCGCTGGAGCTGGCCAAACTCAAAGCATCCCTGCTCACCCCCGCGCAGTGGATCGAGCAAGTCATGCCCGTGCAAACCGCCATGGACGAACTCAGCCGCGGCAACTGGGACAACTACCAGTGCTGGCAGCCTATGTTTGAGTGCCTGAACCGCATCGAGGCCATGCTCAAACTCAACAAGCGGCCCGACCACGGCTTCATTGCAGAAGTGCAAACCGTGTTTGTGGTCGCCATGAAGCGCAAAACCACCGGCGCCACCGCCTTTCGCGCCAATGAACTGCTCATCCTGCGCGACATGCTTAAGCTGTACGGCGACCTGCTCAAAGAGGTGACGAACAAACAATTCGCAGACGCCTGCGCCAACACCGACGCCTTCCATGCGGTCTAGCACAAAGTTTTCCAGCGCATCATTGCAAACGTCTTCCATGGCCAGGGCCCCGATGTAGGGCAGCAGGTCCGCCACGTGGCGGGCGATCATTTCCAGGCTTGCAACTTTGCGCTGGGCGCACTCCTTCAGGTACTTTTGTG